CAAGCATGTTTGCTGCCATCGGTTGTTGGCCACGGTTTGAATGATGTCATTCGTATATCCCGTAGCTGTTGTTGGAACTGTCCATGCCTCGATCAGGTTTTGGTCTCTGAACCATTCGTTGAATATCCTGAAGTAGGCCCATATCGGGAGCGCGTTGAATTTGAACGTGTCCAGTGTGTATGTCTGAGGCAGTAGGCCGAAGTGATCTAGCGCGCTGCCCAGGACAAGTTCCCTGCTTCCTCCGTTGAGTGCCGCTACCAGTGTCGGCACGACTAGTGCTGTGTCTTTTCCGGTGATGAAGTCTTGCCATCCCGGCCAGATGATTCTGTTTGGTACGTTGAAATAGAAAGTTTCAACGTCCATGTCATCCATTATCGGCGCGATCGGCGTAGCCAGGCGAGCGACGATGTTTTCCCGGTGTACCCATGTATCACCCGGTAGTATTTCTTCGCACATTATTGGAACGAGTTCAGATGCGTTGAATCCCATCTTGCGCGTTTGGCGCATGTTGAATCGAGATCTCGGAACCTCTGGTTTCGGGATAATTGCGAAGTTGTGTTGCTTAGCTGTTTGGTTTCTCAACATTGTCATTTCCTCTTTAGTTTCCTCTTCTCTTCTCTTCTTCCGGTTTTCCACATGTTGTCCACTTCTAGTGGGCAACTTGTGGGAAACCTCTCTTTGGTGTGACGAGCGCCCCTGGGCGCACGTCGTCACACCGTCTTACTCTTCTTCCTGCGTGCGCGCGCGTTTTCCGCGCGTGCGCGTCTTTGGTTTGAGTCTAGCTTCGGTGCTAGTTTTATTCTCTGCTCTTTGAGCATTTGTAGTGGTATTTCGTTTTCTTCTCCTAGCCAGCGGTCGTAAGCCTTCGGCGGTTTTTGCGGTGTGCCTTCAATGACGACCACATCGTTGGCCGATACGTGATGTCTATACTTGTTCCACCATTCACGGGCCAGGTTCCTGGACATTGAGGCCGCTGGCTGTTCGAGAGCGATGAGCTCTCCGGTTTCTTTGTCGACTCGCACATACTGTTGCTTGCTCCGCAGTTTCTTGGTGACGTAGCTTGCGGTGTATCTCGCTGTCTGAAAGTTTAGCGTTCCTACCGACACCATGCCGTGGCCCCATAGGCGTTCTAGTGTCGGTGAAGTCCATAGCGGATGCTGTCCTTGTCGGATGATTCGTCCATCGCTGGTGAAATCATGTCCGAATATGCAAGCGTGATAGTGCGGTCGCAGTGTTAGGTCTCCGTATTCGCCGGCGGCGTAATACTTGATTCTTTGACGTTCTTTACGCCACAAGTGGATTTTGAGTCGCTTCCAGAAATCGTATAGATCTTGGAAGCGTAGTGAGTTGTATGGCGGTAGCTTTGAGTCTTCGTATGTGAGCGTGATGAAGCTGTTATTTGGTCGGAGCTGAGCTTCGTGATGTATTCGGACGGCCCATTGTCGGGCCTTCTCTTCCTGGCAGAGGATGCAATATCCGCATGGCAGGTCGAATTCGATATATGCGTGGCTGCTGTTTGGTCGGTTGAAATGAATCGGCCCGCTATTGCTAGCGGGCCGCCATGCTCGGATTGGTTTTTCGCAGGCCATTAAAGCCTAATGCCTCCTCGAGGCATGAAAGTTGGTTGATTGATTGCTTTCTTGGATGCATTCGCCCTGGCGAATGTCTTGTTGTGCTGACGGCCGCTAAGTCTGCGTCGCTTCATAGCTTTTGCTCCATGTCAATAAAAAAGGCGGGGTTGCCCCCGCCTTTATATCGCACACTTGTGGTGCGCGGTACCCTCGGTCTACTAGATCTAGAGGGTACTGAATACACAGGTTGCCAACGGCAGCCTGTGTCTAGGCAGTCTGTTCAGCCTCCAGTTGAACGATTGCCTCTTCCAGGTCTCGCACGTACCGCCTTAGCTGCGCCAGCTTTGCCTGGCGCCTTACGCGGTACAGGGCGAGCCCTGGTGCTGGGGTTGCCTCCCCCGCCGCCAGGCGGGTTTTGGCTGCCTTCAGCTGTTCTCTGAGCCTCAGGAGCTCCGCCGTCTCGTTCGGTCCGAAGACTGCTTCGAATGAGCGCGGCGCATTCGCAGATGAACTCTTTGCGCCCGTGGATGTTCCCCTGGTCGTCGACCGTTGCGACTTCCCAGACTTCGAAGTGGTGCGGCGCTTGTTGGATGTCAATGTCGCCTCCTTGGTTGAGTGTTTGTGCAAGTGCGGCTTTTACGGCCGCGTCATTTTGTCCCGGGAACGGGGTTTTGAAGTGATCCAGGAGCTTGTCCCGGAGTGCGTACAGTTTCAGATTCCTTCTCCTTTGCTTGTTCGCCCGCTTTCTTGGGCGGAGTCAGTATGCGCACCAGGTCGTCCTGGGTCAATGACAGGAGCTGTTCTACCGGCATGTCCTGCAGTGGCTCCGGTAGATCCTCTCGATGTTGCTGAATCATCCTTCCCATACGTATTGCGTCCTGCAGGTTCGCCGGGATCATGGCGAAATCTGCATACATGGGAGTTTTTCCACTTGGCGGGATCATTCCCGTTTTGAGGAAGCGTCCCACGATGACGTTGATATCGGTCTCGTGTGCCATCGACTGGTCGGTCTTGGTGGGATCCACGTTCTTGAATTGAGCCACCAGGCGATTTGTTTTGTATATACCCATGTTACTTACCTCCGAAGATCATTTTGAGCCATTGGCCGATGGACATTACGGCTTTAATGCCTGGTGAGGCGGAGCCTACTGCTTCGAACCACCTTGCCATTGCTTCCTTTTCTGGGATGTCCAATCCCATGAGTATGTGTTGCATTTCCTTGATATCGACTTCCTTGTTTTGGATCTCGCTTAGCGCTCGAGCACTGCTGATCTGATATCCCTGGATCTCTTCAGCCACACGTTTTTCGATCTCTCTGATATCGGCATCCGACTTGGCAAGTCGTGCCCGTTCTCTAGTGATGTTGGCGTTATCCAGGATCTGATTCATCTCTGCGTCGATAACGTTAGTTCCTCCGTGTACGCCGTACTTGACTCGCATGTTGTCGGTTGTGATGGCCGCTTGGTCGGCCTCCTCTCCCGTTTTTCTTGCAAGGTTTCTGGTCTGCGCTAGCTGTGCGGATTGCATTGCTATAGCACTGGCGCTGTTAACGCCCCTGGCAAGGGCATCCTCTGGTTCTACTGTTGCTGCAGACGAACCAGGTGTACTCGCCCCACCCTGCGTGTAAGCCAGGGAGGGATTGAGTCCCGCGGCGAGCATGTCCTTAGTTGCTCGCTGGTATGCGGTGTCTGACATGTCTTTCATCCATGCCTGATTTTCTCGTTGAAGTTTGATATTCGTTCTGTTGGCGGAGCTCTGCGCGCTGTGTCCGAAGATGCCTGATAAAAGGCTTCCTCCCACTCCGGCGATCATTGCTCCTGTGACGGGATCTACTGGCATAGGTACCTCAGAACTTGTCGATGCCAGGCACGCTATACGCCGGGAGCAGTCGTGCGACCTGGCTGTCGTGCTGGATGTCCATGATGATTTGACATGCCCATTGCTCAGATTCTGCAACGTTGATTGCAAGAGCTCGTGTGAGTACTTCTTGGGTTTTGTCAGTGATGAATGATGCATTGAGCGCGGGTTCCCCTGTGTACTCCTCCGCCAGGTGCCACCAGTCCATGGGTTGTGCAGCAGTTGACCGGAGTGGTCCGGTGATCTCGTTGGGTGTATAGCGAAGCTCTGCAGAGCGTTCCTGATATCCCCAGGTCGCGTTTGTATAGGTGGCGTCGTCAGATTGAAAGATCTCTTGAGTTTTGACTTCTTGTTCACCCAGGTGCGCGAATTCTGGTGTGTAGTAGCTCAATCGTGTGTCGTGCAGCCAGTGTCTACGCGTTCCCTGTTGATAGGTCGGTGTTCCTCGAACTACGGCCACTCCGATGATGTATCCGTGTTCGACGGCAGCGAAGCGGAAAGTTCTGTGACTACCGCTAGCGTGCATTTCACCTCCAAGGTTTCCGACTGGGCTTGCTGCGTCAGCTGGTTCAGCGTCGTATGCAGCTGTTTGAGCAACTGGATTGATTGAGACAGGGACGCGAGACCCCCCAATGTATTCGGGTCGTTGTGCGGTGTAGTCCGGGAGACGTACACCGAAATGTGCCAACAAGCTTTCGACATATCGGCTGCCTCCTCGAGCGTCTGCTTCCAGCAGTTTTTGTGTTTGCGCTGCTATACGCAGTGCATTGATAGTTACAGCAGTGGCGGCAGCCAGGTTGGCGACGCCCTGCAGTTGTGGATCGGCCCATTCGGCCGGTGCGTTGAGTCCTGGAACGGCTGTCCAGGTTGTTACGTTGTTTGCGGCGTCTCTCATCTCGAGACTGTATGTAGTTGGGTTCACGCCATCAGTGAATGTTGGTGGTCCCCCTATACCGGTGATGGATACCGGTGCTGTTGTTCCCAGGGAGAGCGTAACTGCGGCTCCCTTCTGTGGCCACGGTAACGAGCTCGTGAAGTAGTCATGGCGCTTG